TTTTGAAATACAATGAACCTGATTATGAAACCGAATCTTGACATCAGTCGGATCAACCTTGAAGAGTTCTTTGGTTGCGTGAATGCTACCAATACAACTCAAATGAAATCAAACGCCTTCAAGACCATTCGTACTTGGTTGCAGGAAAAGTCTTTTGCCAAGTGGAGTGATGGTCTACTTCAATATGTTGGCGACTACAAAGATGGTGTTGACTTTATTTCTGAAGATAATGTTAACTATGAGATGAAAGGAAAACTTAAGATGTTTAATAAAAATGGATCTACATCATCCATTGTTCTTAAGAATTTTCAGTCTGATAATAAAGTAATTGAAAAAACTTTTGATTATATGTTGCTTGTTGATACTGGATCCATGGCAATTGGAATTACCGATTGGAAAACCGTAAACAAGCGTATCTACTATACTGATAAATCTCCTACAGCAAAAGTTAAGTTTCTTCCCGGAGACTTTACCATCCTTGCCAAAGATATTAAACCCGCAGAAAAAAAGATTACCTCTGCTCAAATTCTTGACAATCTTCAGGAGATTCTGTGATGAAAGCATATAAGACACCTCTTCGTTATCCTGGTGGCAAGTCCCGTGCTTGCACCAAGATGGATCAATACTTTCCCGATCTTCGTGAGTATGATGAATATCGTGAACCATTTCTCGGTGGTGGCAGTGTAGCAATTCATGTCACTAAGAAGTATCCGACCGTCAAGATCTGGGTGAATGACTTATATGAACCTCTGGTGAACTTCTGGAAGATTCTGCAGAGTGATGGACAGAAGATGCGTGACGAACTTAATCAGTTGAAGTATCGTCATCCTGAACCAGTATCTGCAAAGCAATTGTTCTTGGAAGCAAAGGAGTATTTAAATCATGAAACCAAACGGACTGAACCCTTTCATCGTGCCGTTAGTTTTTACATTGTTAACAAGTGCTCTTTTTCTGGTCTCACTGAGTCCTCATCCTTTTCTGCCCAGGCATCTGATTCCAACTTCTCAGTGCGAGGCATAGATAAACTTCCCGGATACTCTGAAATTATTAAAAACTGGGAAATCACTAACCTTTCCTATGATAAACTCTTGGATGAAGGTTCTGAGAAATCTGCATTCATTTATTTGGACCCTCCTTATGACATCAAAGATAATCTCTACGGTAAAAAGGGATCTATGCACAAGGGATTCGATCATGATCGTTTTGCCTCAGATTGTGATTCTTGCTCTATGGATTGCCTTATCAGTTACAATGCCGACCAGTTGGTTAAAGACCGATTCAAAGAATGGAACGCAGGAGAGTTTGACCTCACTTACACGATGCGTTCCGTAGGTGAATATATGCGTGATCAAAAAGAACGCAAAGAACTATTATTGTTTAACTATAACATTGGTCCAAAAATAAAATTAAACTTTGATGGTTGCTACAACTACAATAGATTAAAAGAAGAAGGACTGGCAGAATAAATGGAATTGAAAGACTGGCTAAATTCAATCAATCAGACCAAAAAGAACTTGCTTGATGAAGATCCTACTCTTGAAAAAGAGTATCCTCCATATATTGTCAACCGTTGTTTCTCTGGCCATTTGGACTGTATTATGTTTGCGAATGAGATGAACATTCACAACAGCATTCCGAAGAAAATGCAATATGATTTTTATCTAAATAGTCTGAGGAAAAAGAAGAGGTTTTCTCCCTGGCTCCGACAAGATAAGATCAAAGACCTTGATTATGTCAAACGTCATTATGGTTATAGTAATGAGAAGGCAAAACAAGCACTACGGATCTTGACAAAAGAACAACTTACATTTATTAAATCAAAATTTGATACTGGAGGAACAAGATGAGTGTAGTTCAAGAACCTGAAGTGAAGTGGTCGCCCGAACAAATGGTTGAAGTGGTTCTTGGAGAACCTGATGACTTTTTGAAAGTGCGTGAAACTCTGACTCGTATTGGAGTCGCTTCTAGGAAAGAGAAGAAAATTTATCAGTCATGTCATATTCTGCACAAGCAGGGTAGATATTATCTGGTGCATTTCAAAGAGTTGTTTGCACTGGATGGTAAGCACGCCAACCTGACGCTGAATGATGTCCAGCGTCGTAATCGTATCGCACAACTCTTGGCAGACTGGGGTCTAGTAGAGATTGTAGATACTGATAAAATTCAACAGATTGCTCCGTTGAATCAAATCAAAGTGTTGGCATATAAAGATAAGCAAGATTGGATTCTTGAGACCAAGTATAATATTGGGGCGAAGAAGAAAAAGGCAGAAGTTGCTGAGTAGAGATAAATAATAAAAAGTATTTTCTCATAAAATGGGTCAAAGATCTGCTGCTTTTATACTTGATAATTTTCTATCTAACGATAAGTGGCAGTATATTACTGACCATGTAAATCAATCTAATTTTCTCTCTACTAATCAATTTGATGAGTGGAGAGATTCTTTCTATGAAGAAGTAATTGGTTGGATTAATGAAAGAGCAAAGGAAATAGGTATCTGGCAGGATCATTGGGAACAGACAATACCTTTATTCTCTTTTATAAACACTTGTCCAGTTGGTTTTGATAGAGAAGTCGCCAACGATGGATATCATATGGATTTTGGTGGATATGTTTATTATATACATCCACAATGGGGGAGTGATTGGGGTGGGAGATTAAAACTTAGAGATTGTGAAGTTGATGCAATACAACCAACTCCTAATAGATTTGTCTGGATTAATCCTGGTATCTGGCATGGTATTGAAGTTACTAACAGTAATGCAACTAATAATAGAATAACAATAGTTGGTTGGCCGGAGGGATGTGTTGAAAATGCTACTTGCGATATAATAATAAATACAAATATAGGAATCTGAAATTAGATGAAAAGTGGTCGATCAAATAAATTTAGTCGTGCTTTAGAGCACCTTAAGTCAACTACGATTGACGAAAAACTTCAACTGCAACTTCTTAGTGAAATTCCTACTAATAATACTCAGGGGGTTTACACTGATGAACCAGAGAGAACTGTAACAACTACATTTAACCCCAATCTTAATCCCTTGGATCTGACTCAAGATGATACTGTAAATGGTACAGATACTACAGGTCTCTTCATGCCTGATGGTACTATCTTAACTGAGGAACCACCTGGAGATACTAGTTATATTCTTGGTCCTATGGCGGCTATGTATTATACATGGTCTTATCCTTGGACTCAGATTGGTTACATTCGTCAATCAGATCGTAGAATGGTGAATCTTGGTCGTATTGATGGTAAGTTGTCTGATTGGGATGGATCAGTAGGAAATGCTGGATCAGGCACTGGTACATTCTCTTCTTATGGGCAGCTGACTGCTGAGCAGGCACGTTGGTTTAGGGATGTACAAAAGCAACCTGGTGCAACTAATGATCCATCAACATATAACTATTATGCTTTTTATCCAGGTCCTCCATCACAAATTCCCGATCAGTTTGGTAGATATCCCTGTGCTATAACTGGAATATCAAAGAATAGAACTGTAACAAATACACAAAAACCAACTCATAAATCTATTGATGATATATCAAAAGATCGTCCATATGAACCGTTAGAGAATCAATCAACTCCTCATGACCCATTAGGTGATTTGCTTTTATTGGGTCTATCAGCAGTTGTTATATTTGCACTGAAATCTGCAATCGCAACTGGATCTGTTGCTGCACTTTCCCGAGCAAAGAGGTTTGTACAAGGTGCTAGAAATTGGTGGAATAAAGGTAGAAATACAAGAATCCCAAATGAGAATCAAGCAAGATGGAGAGACTTGATGAGAGATGACTGGGCACAGCGTGGAAGACCTGGAGATGGTAGTGGGGGTGGATGGGATCCTACTAGAGGATTTAGACCTGGAGTGCCTGCTGATAAAGGTGGTATGGGTTCAGGTCCAACACCTGCTATTCGTCAAGCGGTCGAAAGACCTATTAGAACAATTATGAATCTCTTTCAGGGATACGAATATGAGGGGGATTTTATTGCTGAGGAAGTAGGTGACGATATTATTGATGCACTTGAAGATGCTCTTAAAGAAACTGAGACTCTTGGTGATTTTATGAAGGTCTTAGATGGAGTTATAGCAAAAATAGAACAAAGAGAATCTGAACTCAAAAAACAAACATCTAAACTCAAAAAACAAACAAGTGAGGAAGTATCTCCTCGTAAAAAATTAATTCGAGAAATTAAGAAACCTTACAAAGTTAAGGAAATGAAGCAGGAGAAATTGAAAGGATATCGCCCTAAAACATTTGGCAAACTTCACGCACAATATGATAAGTTGATTCAGAAGGCAGAAAATCCTGCGCCATTCAAGCAGATGGATGAAACTGTTTGGACTAAAAACGATAAGTATTATAATGAAAGACTTTCTCAGGAGAGAAAGAATGAAGTGTTGGATCATCTTGGTACTGGAGATCACTATTGGGATTTGATCTGCGAAACTGGAAAGAAGAGTAGAGAAAAAGGATTGAAAGAAAAGTATGGTGACTATACATTAGTTCGTAAGGAACAATTAGCAGGAGATACTTTGCTGTTCCTTGTTGATGAAGATGGTAAAAAAGAAAGCATCTTGCAATCTGAATATAGTGATAGAATTGCTAGACAGATTGAAGAACCACTCTGGGAGCAAGAAACACTTAACGCACCAAATGATCCTTTAATAAAGCGTATTAAAAATAAACTCGCTACTCAGATTGATTATCCAGATAAACCATCTCCAATGGGATATCCTGACGGAGCAACACCACAGCAGGTTGCTGGATGGCATCCAGAGTATGGTAAGAGGGCTGCTTATTATAATGCGTTAGATCCACAGAGTGCTGATGCAATGCCTCTCACAGGAGATCCTGAGACCGACGTAAAGGTTAATTCACAGAAGACTCCTTTACTGAAGAGAGTATCTGCAATTCGTAAAAAGAAGGGTAAACCGAACTCCTGATTTTTAAAAGCGTGCTATAAATATGTGTGATTGCCTTCGGGGATCACACAACACAAACTCGCTTTTAAAGGAGCTAATAACCATGGGGAACTTAATGAAGTTTCATACGAAGGACCTGCCTGAGCTGATGGACCGTATAAATAGGTACAGTATCGGTATGGATAATTACTTTGACCGTCTTGGGACGCTGCACGAGACGCAAACTAACTATCCGCCATACAACCTAGTTCAACTAAGCAACGTAGAATACCGCTTAGAACTAGCACTTGCAGGTTTTAAAAAGGAAGAAATTAATGTCTACACACAAGACGGCAAACTTTTTGTCGATGGAAAAAAAGGAGATGCTGAGACCGAACGAACTTATGTTCATAGAGGAATGGCTCAAAGATCATTCACAAGATCTTGGACCCTCAGCGATGAAACGGAAGTTAGATCAGTTACTTTTGAGGATGGGTTACTGATTATTGATTTGG